GCGGTTTCAATTTTGGTTTTATGGCTAAGAATGGTAACGGTTGGGATGATGGCCGGCAAGACTATTTGTCTGCATATGTAAAATTGTATGGGAGCACCGGTAATCAGGTTGCTAACTACGATTACACAAGTCAAACTAACAGACGATATAATTGGACACAGTTTAACTTTAGTGAGACATTTACAACACCATATACTGCATCTACCTTAGGTAACGCACAAGTAGGTTTTGTAGGTAGAGATAATAATTTTTGGGCCGGTAATTATGGTCCTGAAATTTATAATGTCAGTTTCAGTTTAAAATATTCAGTTAAACCTGATCCTTGTATTGCTAACCCATTGGCAAGTCCTACTTGTTCTGGATATGCCATAGCCAATATTAAAAATTCAATATTGAGTCCTACAACTTCGTATATTCCCACGACCACATATACAACGCCTACTGCTACACAATCATTACTCGAGACTATCAATGTTGCGATTCAACCATCGCAACAAGTTTCTACACCTACGCAACAAAGTCCAGTAGCGCAAACTCAGGATGTAAATCAAAATCCATCTGTTGCTCAAATGGATCCGGCCCAACCTAGTCCAACACAAGCAGGTCCCGCACCCACAAGTCCACAACCCGCCGGAGGTCCTCCGCAAGTTGCACAACAATCTGCACCGGCTTCAAGTTCTGGACCAACGTCTGGTGGATCCCCTGCAAAAAGCAATGATGGTCCAAAAATGACCACAAGTCAGGCTTTAAGTATTATTAAATCTGTACAAGAGAAAGATAAAGCAACTCAACAAATGGCCTTACAAAATGCAGCCAAAGTTGTAGAGGGTTCAACACAACAATCACAGGCAACAGTTACATCTACAATTGCCTCATTGAATGAAATGAGTTCATCAAGTGCGGCTGCAGCTGCACAATTTTCCAGTCAAACAACTCAATCTTCAATGCAAATGGCAACGCAATCGAATCAAACACAACAAACCACACAATCGACACAACAAACATCACAATCATTTCAAAACATACAGGCAACACAATCAAGCACACAGGCAATTCAGTATAGTTCTGGAACAGGAATCACGGTCAATAACAATTCATTTGGGTTCAATTCAACCAATAACGGATTGTCTTTGAATAACAATCAACAACCCCAAACAGTAGCAATGTATCAACCTAGAGTTACAATACGACAAACTGAAGTTGAAGTTCCTATGCAAGTGGCATCTTTTAGTGGTACCAGTCGGCCTGGTAATCCATTATCAGAGATGATGACACAACAAAATTTTGAAATGATGCAATCAAATATAGAACAACGTGGTATATCGGTTAATAGAAATGTGCAACCAAATGATTTAGCTAGTGGTGTTGATATTGCCTCGATGGCTACCCAACCAAGAGGATTTGAACTATATTCATTTACTATGAGAGACACAACTTTTTACCCACCTAAAGAAGTTTACAAGGATCAAAAAGTTATCGATAATGTAATGGTTTTGCGACAACTTAGTTCTGATAGATTACACCAAGAATTAGTCAACTTACAATACAAATAAGGAAAGAAAATGGCAGAAGAAATTAAAAACGTCAACGCTAAGATTGACGAAGCAGAAGCAGCAATGAAAAAGTATGCAAGTAAAGATACTGTTATTAGTATTGGCGGGTATGAATTTACACCTGCAAAATTAATGGTTGCAGCTACACTTGTAAGTAGTACATTAGGCGGACTATATGGTTCGTTTGAAGTATATAAAGACTATCAAAGTATGAAAAAGAAGATTGCTTCCTATGAAGCACCAGACCTTTCAGAATTTGATAAACGTCTAGCAGTCATAGAAGAGAACAGTCAAAAAGGTGCAGACTATACTCGTGATATTAAAGTTGATTTGAAGAATGACATTCGCCGCAATGAAACCGTAACCGAACAGGTTGAGCGTAGTGTTAAAAATGCACAACGTGAAACTGAAGGCGAAATGCGTGATATGCGTAAGGCTGTGAGAGAAGATTTAGAAAGAGCTAGAAACGAAGCGAATCAAATTCGCAAGGATATGGAAACAACTCGCAAAGAAATCAATAGTGAATTTACTGCGGCGCGCAGAGAAATTAACCGCGAAGTTGAAACACTAAAGAAAGAAGTTGATAGCAAAATTCAAAAGGCTATTGATAATCCTTTAGCAAACAAATAAAAAATGATAGACCCTATAAGCATTAGTGTTGCATTTGCTACTGCTCAGGGTGCGGTTAATGGTATCAAGGCTGCCATTAATATGGGAAAAGATATTAACGGTATCATTGGAGACTTTAGTAAATTTTTTAGTGCTAGTAATGATGTGCTGGCCGCGGCTAATAAAATAAAAGCCGACAATGCAAATAAAACAGATGCTCAAATAGGTCAACAAGCATTACAACTTGCTATGGCCGCCAAGCAACTTAGAGTGTATGCAAAAGAGTTGAAAGAACTTTTAATATATTCGGGCAATGGCGATATATGGGATGAAATGCTGGCCGAACAAACCAGATTGGTTAAAGAAAGAAAAGAATTTCTTAGAAAACAAGCAATTTCTGATAAAAAGAAAAAAGAACAGATAGCTGAATTGATTATGTTGACTCTGATTGGAGCTGGTAGTTTTATGATTCTTGTTCCGGTTGTTGGTTTAATCTTCTTTGTATTAACTCGATGAATACTTTGATTTTGGCATTAGCACTAAATACAACAGTGATAGGTTGGCCGACACATGAATGTGTTAGATGGTCATGGACAGGGGATGTTTATAATCGTAAAGTAATATGTCTTGAATGGCGTGAGAAAAATAATAATCAAACAAAGGGAGATAAGAATGACGGAAGAAAAAAAACCTCTTAGCAGAAGTGAAAGAGAAGCACAAATTAAAGACAAAGCAGGGTGGCTTATTACCGTTTTGGCTGCTTTGTTAGCAATCAATACTTATATTGCTTCGGGCAATAGTTCCAAAGTATTAAATAACACAATTAAGGCTAATGATACATGGGCATTCTATCAGGCTAAATCTATTAAACAGACTCTTGCTGAAATGGCTAGAGATGATGCAATTGAAAGAAAGCAAGTTGAGAAGGCAGATAAGTTAACTGCTAAAATCAATAGATATGAATCTGAACCTGCAACAGGTGAAGGCAAAAAAGAACTATTTGTTAAAGCAAAAGCACTTGAAGCAGAACGGGATGAGATTCGCAAATCTGGACCTTGGTTAACATTCGCCGGTTCCGGATTTCAGATTTCTATTGTGTTATTATCAGCTAGTATCTTAGCTGTAGCACCTGCGTTATATCTTGCAAGTATTGGTGTTGGCGCATTATCCGCGTTATTAATGAGCCAAGGACTGTGGTTATGGATACCAGTTGTTCTTTGATTAGTATTCCTGAAGTGCGATAAATTCCGCTTCGGGAATTCTAGTCTTACCGTTTTTACTTCCAAGAACAACAACGACTCGCCTGCCGATATCGGTATCAAGCATCATAATGATGCAACCACCTGCAGCATTTGTTGTTCCAGTTTTACTCACAATAAAATTGTGTCTCTTTCCAATAATGGGATTAGTATTATTAAAGAAGAACCATTTCTTTTTAATCTGAATTTTTACTTGCGGAGTTTTGCTTGCCTCTACTATTTCATAATAATGACTTGCAGAAAATGCTAATTCTAATAAATCTTTAGCAGTACTAATATTCATTGGACTTAATCCCGAAGCCTCTACAAATTTAGTATTAGGCATATTAAGTGCAATCGCTTTTTCATTCATGTCCCGAATACATTTAGGTTTGCCACCGGGATATTTGTCGCATAATAAAATAGCAGATTCATTACTTGATTTAACAAGCGCCAACTGAATATGTTGTTCCCTTGTAAATTTACCGAGTTTTTCTTTTGGATCTTGCCCTGCATCTATTACAACCATTGCAGTCATAAGTTTTGTGATACTGGCAATAGAGCGAGATTCTTCAATATTTTCGCCCTGCATAACTTTCCCTATGCCATCAGCAACAAGCCACGAATGGGCAGTTACTGTCACAGAAAAGGCATTACCTGTTAAGAGCAATGCCGACAATAATATAGACTTCATACGTAATCTTTACTCGATACACGACCCATTATCTTATAATTATTTCCTGAGCCTAGCAAACATGCTAGTTCGTTATCATATTCGATTAATGACCATGTCTTTGTAGTATTATTAACTGTTAACACAATTTTATTTGGGAAAGAGTCTTGATCTAATACCATAAGTATTGATTCAGTATATTCTTCAAATATTGCGTCAAACATTTCTTTTGTGGCCATGCACAAAACAGGTTTGGCGTTTTCTTGTTGACTACACGCAACCGTAGATACGGATAGTAGCAATGATAATATAAATTTTTTCATAATGGTTGCGGACCCCAGAGTCGAACTAGGAACTAAGGATTATGAGTCCTTTGTGATACCATTTCACTAATCCGCGATATTAATTATATATTACCGGCCTTGACCTCGATATGGTTTATGTGATCGTTTTTGAGTTTTATTCATTGACGATGTTTTAGCTTTACCACCTTGGCAAGTCCGTTTTTTAAAATTTGTAACTTTTTTAACGCTCATAATTTTGTTTCCTTAATCTCAAGATCAATACATGCATTCAATTTTTCTTCACACGTCTGTAATATCAGAATCGTCCGGGGCATTCTGTCGGCTCACTGATAAATTGATTAACGCAGTCTCATAGTCCATAATCATTGATTCTGGCAATTCTTCATGCCAAATTACATTTTCTTTGTTAATATGTACGGTATGATCTTTCGTATACGGCGCATAAGGAAACAATGCAAGTTGCATTTGACCGCTATCGCTATTTGGATCGCGCGCCATTTGCAACGCAAACGGTTTTACCAATTTATAGATTGACGCGTTTAACGTAATATCCGCAACAAGTTCTTCACCCGAAACTAATTTTAAAATTTTAATAGTCATTTTTATTCTCCATATAACATTATAACATCTTTTTTATTTATAATCAATACAATTGGACAACTAGGGCCGAAGCCCTAGTGTTTTTATGAACCCGTTCCAGGATATTTATTCCTGCGGGTAGATAATCGTTGTCGTACTTCATGTACTATTTTAATAAACGCTTTAATAAATTTCATAATAAACCTCTACGCATTAATACTTGCATTCTGGCTTCTAGATCTTTATGATCTACAGAATCTTTCAAATACATATCAATTTCTGATTGATATGATGGAGTAAAGGCTTTTTTAACCCATGACCAAAAGTCTTTAATCGAAGGAATATGAACTCCCTCAAATTCTTTCAAATCATTATTCATTATAGCATCCTATTTTCTACAGGATCTTCTGTAAGTAATTGAGGCTTAGATTTTTTTACAGGCTTTGTGCTTGCTTCAGCATCTTTAACTTCAATTTTCTTTGGCTTCTTATGTTCTGGAATAATTCTTTCCAAACATACTTTAAGCATGCCATTAAACATTTCAGCATCTTTAACTTCAATTTGATCCTCGAGTGCAAATGTACGGGTAAATGCTCTGTTAGCAATACCTTTAAACAAGAAGCTTTCTTCTGCATCTGTATTATGTACGTTGCCCTTAATAATCATTTTACCATTATCAAGTTCAATTTCAATATCCTGTCTTGCAAAACCAGCAACTGCAATTTCAATAACATAAGTGTTATCGCCAGTTTTCTTAATATTGTAAGGTGGATAATTTGGAATGCTCTTTGTTAGATCATTATGAATCTTCGCCATCTTATTAAATTGATCGTCAAAGCCTACATATAATTTATCAAAGTCTTTGAACATATCACGCCCAAATACATCTTTAACAAATGTCATTTTGATTCTCCTTTTTTATTTGTTATACCACTAATTGTATTTGCAACTGTTTCTGAAGCAATATTCATTACATCGGTTGAAGTCTTAGCGACTTGCTTTGTAAAAACACGTTGTGCTTCTACAAAATCAACTAGGGGTTTTCGAAGGGAATCTTCCTTGACTGTTTGTTTGAGGAAGTTGATTTTGGCGTCTTGAATTGAATCGATAGCCATGTTTGCGTAAAACATATAGTTCTCCTATTAAGCGAGTTTTAAAATTTGCTACCCCGAAGGCATAGCGTTAATCCTGCTTACTGACTACAGGGGTACCATACGTTGTACCAGCTTTAGACGTTCCCAAGGTAGTGGGACTAATTCTATAGACGTTCCCATCCCGGGGATATAATTATTTATACAGATTATTGGTCTGTACTTTGTTT